TCAAGATGGAGCAGTGGGCGAAGTGCGAGTCTGGGCCTCCTGACTCACTTGAGGGTCGCGAATGCTACGTCGGCCTCGATCTGGCTACGACCTACGACACATCGGCCATGATCGCACTGTTCCCTGCACCGGACGGGACGTTTGACGTACTGTGCCGCTTCTGGATTCCTGGGGATAATGCCCTAGAGCGCGAGCGTCGCGACGGAGTGCCGTATGCCATCTGGGCGAATACCCCCGAAACTGGCCTCTATATGACCGACGGAAACGTCACGGACTACGACGTAGTGCGGCGTCACATCAACGAGTTCGGCAAGGTCTACAACGTCAAGCAGATCGCGATTGACCGCTGGAATGCGACGCAACTCAGCCTTCAACTTCAAGCAGATGGGTTCGATGTAGTAGGATTCTCGCAAGGCGTAGGCTCCATGAGCCCTCCGTCGAAGATGCTTGAGAACCTAGTTTTATCTGGCCGGATTCGGCACGGCGGAAACAAAGTTCTCTCGTGGATGGCAGGCAACGTGTCTGTGAAGGTAGACGCGAACGAGAACATCAGGCCGGTGAAGCCGAAGCCGGGGAGTCCGCACAGAATCGACGGAATCGTCAGCCTTATCATGGCAATAGGTTCTTTTTCAGCCAGCCTGAAGCCGAAGCCTGAAGAGCCAGAACCCGGAATGCTGATTCTATGATCACCCAGAGCAGGATCTTGTGGCTCCCCAATGGGGCAGAGGATCGTCACGTTTCGTGGGATGACGTGTCTCCCTCCAGCGCCAGGAACCCGTCTGGCGTTCGCATTGACAGCGACACTGCACTCCAGAGCACAGTCGTGCTCGCCTGCGCTAGAGTCTTGGCAGAATCGCTCGCCGCGCTTCCGCTGCATCTCTACGAGTATCTCCCTGGCGGCGGAAAGGCTCCAGCAAAGGAGCATCCTCTGTATCGCAGGCTCCATGTCTCACCGAACTCGTGGCAGACTGCCTTCGAGTGGAGGGAGCAGCAGGTTCTCTGGCTGGCTCTTTGGGGAAACGCATACAACCTTCTAGTCCCTGGTGCTGCGGGCTTCGCGACCGAACTATGGCCTCTGCACCCGAGCCGCATGAAGCCAGAGCGTATCGAGAACGGACGCATCAGGTACAAGTACCGGGACGAGAATGGTCGCGAAGAAACTTACACTCAAGACCAGATCATGCACATTCGCTGGCTGTCTGATGACGGCCTCGAAGGAATGGTTCCTGTCGAACTCGCTCGCGACGCGATTGGGCTTGCTCGCGCGTGCGAGATTCACGGAGCACGGTTCTTCGGGAACGGAGCCCGCCCAGGTTTCGTGCTGACCACCGACAACGACATGAAGCCAGAGGCGGCTTCAATGCTTCGCGATAACTGGGAGCGGATGCACAGAGGCCCGGATCGCTCGAATCGAACCGCCGTTCTGTTCGGCGGCCTGAAGCCGCACGAACTCGGGAGTGCGAGCAATCAGGAGTCCCAGTTTCTTGAAACCAGAAGGTTTCAGATCGAAGAGGTCTGCCGCCTCTATCGTGTTCCTCCTCACCTAGTCGGCGACCTCACGCGTTCTTCGTTCTCGAACATCGAACAGCAGAGCATCGACTTCGTTCAGCACACTCTGCTCCCGTGGTGTCGTCGCTTCGAGAACGCGTTCGCTAGAGACTTGATCGTCGAGGACGACAAGTATTTTGCAGAGTTCGACACTCGCGGACTGCTTCGCGGCGATGCGGCTGCGAGGGCTTCTTACTACTCGTCGATGTACAACCTCGGCGTCGCAAGCATCAACGAGATCCGCTCTTGGGAGAACCTGAACCCAATCGAAGGCGGCGACCTGCGGTTCGTTCAGTTGAACATGCAGACGCTCGATCAGGCGAACGTCACCGCGACGGCTACGAAGGAGCCAGAGGCCGAGCCTCAAGTCGAAGAGCAGCCGACCGCAGCAGTCGGCGATCTAGTGGCCCTCGTGGAACAGATCGGCTCCGGTGCGATCACGCCAGATGCCGCGAAGGCTGCGTTCGCTTCTGTGTTCCCGCAGATGCCAGAGTCTGTCGCAGCCGCGATCATCGAGGGTGCGATCAAAAAGCCGGAGCCTGAGCCGACTGTTACGGAACCGATGCCGGAAAAAAATCCGGCAGAGGTTGCGGAACAGCCTGCTCCTGCCCCGGCTGGGAGGTCCCTTTGGCAAGGTTCGCTTCGTGACTCCGAAGGCCGAAGCCTGACGATCAGCATCGACTTTGACCGCACGTTTGCGGCCGACCCAGAACTCATGGGCGACTTCGCCGCGAAGGCGAAGGCCGATGGCAACACGGTCGTAATGATTACGCGGCGGGCTGATACGCCCGAAGACCGCGATTTCATTGAGCAGACGCTTGGCTCCTACGCCGATGCCTTTGATTCCGTGATTCTGGCTGGCCCAGATACGCAGAAGGAATCCGCCGCGAAGCAGGCTGGCATCAGCGTCGATATCTGGATCGACGACAGCCCGCAGACGATCAAGGAGATTCGCGGCTTCTGCCCGACCGGCCCCGGCGGCGGGATTGATAACTCTTGCGGCAAGGAAGGCGGCGGCGGCTCGGTCGCGGCAGTCGGAGACACGCTGAAGCGAAAGGACGTTCAGGTCGGCCAGACGATCTCGGTTCAGAAGCACGGCCAGCAGAAAGTCCACAACGGAGTTGTCACGGGAGTCAAGCATGAGGCCGCAGTCTCTGAGATCACGCTGAAAGACGCAGACGGCAACGAGACAACGATCCGAATCAGGAATCTCGCACAGATTCGTGAGGCTAACCTCGGCGACTCAGGGAAGATAAGAGAGCCATCTGAAAAGAAAGGGCCGAATCCTGGCAAGACCAAGACAATTCAGGAGGTCCCGGAGAAGCCGACCGGAGGAAGCAAGAAAGAACGCGAACGCTTCCGGCAGGAAGTGAAGGATTTCTGTGCATCTCATGGAGTTAGCGTCGAAGACTCGTTCTCTGTAGGCAGGCAAGGCTCAACAATCGACTCGCTTCATGAGGTCGCCGTTGGAGTGAACAGGCTCGTGAAGAGCGGCCAGGAGCCGCCTCCAGTAATCGTCATGACTAGGCCACAGAAAGGCCACATGGGATACTTCAGTCCGCATCGCCCGGACGCAATCTTCGTGAACGCGAGGCTGCCTGCCGGAGAACCGCAGGGTTCCATCAACAACGGGTTTCTTGCCGGAACCGGCAGTTCAGGAAGAGGGACTATCATCGTTCACGAAAACGCACACCGACTGCATCAGGCCGCTGTCGGGGAACAAGAGTTCAGGAGGTTCCCTCGGATTCAGCCTCGCGGCGGAACCACTCTTTCGTTCAGGGACCACCAGGTCGCAGGCCAGGTAAGCAGGTACGCGCAGACCTGCGAAGTCGAGTTCGTTGCCGAAACGTATTCAGGTCACGTTGCTGGCAGGAGATACAGCGACGATGTATATACTCTGTACAACCGACTCGGCGGCCCGAGGCTCCGAGAGGTCAAGTTCACGAAGAGCGGCAAGGTCAAGGTCAAAAACTAAGGAGACTCTGCGATGACAATGTTCGCTGAAAGCGATTACAACTCAGAAGAGCACGCGAGACTCATAGACCAAATGCTTGGAAAGAAGCCGCCAGAAAACGAGATCAACCTGATCGAAGGGGTTGATGACGACGCCGTCACGCTCGACGCACTGCCCCCTGACGATGAAGAGAAGAAATAATGCCGTTGCGCACTGAAAGCGACGCTGGATATACCGTCGGTATATCGGCGAGCGCAGATCCAAAGTCCACGCACAGAGTGTCGTCGGAGCCGGAGTCTCGGGCAGAGAAGTACGACCACATCAACTTCAAGCCTCCATCTGGGGTACGCTCCGAGGCGCAGCGTGGACTCGACTGGCGCAGTGAGTTCGGGCGTGGCGGGACAAGCATCGGGATCGCCAGGGCTCGCGACTTGAGCAACGGTTCGCAGATCAGCCCCGAGACTGCTCGCCGCATGAAGGCTTTCTTTGATCGGCATCAGTCTGATAAAAATGCAGAAGGCTGGAGCCCAGGAGAGAAGGGGTTCCCGTCCAACGGTCGCATCGCTCACGCCCTCTGGGGCGGCGATGCCGGATACGCATGGTCACGAAAACTGGTGAGGCAGATGAACGCTGCTGACGAGCGGAGCCACGAAATGCAAATCGAAACGCGATCGCTATGCCTCAACGACGACGAGTCGTTCCCGCTGCTCAAGATCGAACGTCGCTGCTGCGAAGAGCGGGCCGACGGCCCCGAAGAGAACTGGCTCGTTGGCTACGCTGCCCGCTTCGGTGTGAACTCGCTCAAGATGGACGACTTCTATGAGCGGATCGACCCGAGTGCGTTCAGCATCGTGACCGAGCGTCGCGGCCGCAAGTCGCCGCTGGAAACTCGGGCTCTGTTCAACCACGACCCGAACCACGTTCTCGGGCGGTTTCCCAGCACGCTTCGCATGAAGGTCGATGAGCATGGACTTCGCTACGAGATCAAGATGCCGGAGACTCGCAGCGATTTGATCGAGAGCATCGAGAGGGGCGATATCCGTGGCTCAAGTTTCTCGTTCATTGTTTCGCCTGGCGGCGAAGAGTGGTCTGTCGAAGAGGGCCGCTCGATTCGCACCGTGAAGTCCATCGCTTCGCTGATCGACGTCGGGCCGGTCACGTTCCCGGCCTACCCTGACGCGAGCGTCGCCGTGGCTCGCAGGTCTTACGGCGAGTTCATGAGCGGCCGCACTCAACGTTCTGCGGAGGTCGCAGTGATTCGGCAGCGTAAGGCCGAGATCGAGAAGTTCCTTCGCGAGCGAGGCCGATGAAATCAGGCGACGTTTGCCAGAACTGCAAGTCTGCTCAGTTCGCGACGATCTCAAGCCGCGCAGCGGGCGATTACCAGATTCGCTATCTGAGATGCCCGAAATGCGGAGCATCGTGCCGAAGCGTCGTGAAGTCTGAGAACATTCGCCGAAGAGTTATTTGTTCTGTGCAGAACAGTTGAACGCTAGACGTAGTTCGTGACTACGGTCTAGTATCCAAGCATCGCGGCGAGAATAACTCGTCGTCGCTCAAAACAACACAGGTCAGGAGCAAACCAAGTGGCCGCCTCGCAAGTCAAGATGCTTCTCGATGAACTCGCCAAGGTGCTCGCCGAGATGGGCGCGATGGAAGACACTTCCGCCGAGGGCGAAGAGGGCGGCGAGCCCATGAGCGAGGAGCAGGAGGCGTCCCTTCGGTCGCTCGCCGAGAAGGCCGACAAACTGAAGGAGCGGATCGCGTTTCACGAGAAGATTGCCGAGAAGGAGAAGGAACTGCGTGCCGTCCTTGAGCGTTCCGCTCCTGCGAAGGCCATCGAAACCCCCGAGCAGAAGAAGGAGAACGCCGTGGAGAGCCGACAGTACGCGATCCCGAAGAGCGGCCGGACGCTCAAGGCGTTCAAGGGTCCCGATGCCGAGGAGCGGGCTTACCGTGCCGGAATGCACCTCCGTGCTCACACGTTCGGCGATCGCGAGGCTCGCCGGTGGTGCGAGGATCACGGCGTCGAGTCGCGAGCCCAGGCTTCGGGCGTGAACTCGCTCGGCGGCGCTCTCGTCAGCGACGAACTGATGAGCGAGATCATCCGGCTCGTCGAGGAGTACGGTGCGTTCCCGCAGTACGCCCGCCGGATGCCGATGTCCACCGACACGATGGTCGTAGCCCGCCGGACGGCCGGCCTCGCCGCTCGCCCGATCGGCGAGAACAGTGAGCCTGCAACCAGCGATGTGACGTTCGACAACGTCGAACTGAACGCGAAGATCTGGGGCATCGCGAATCGGGTTCCGAATTCGCTGCTCGAGGATTCGGTCATCAACCTCGCCGACCTCATGGCGACGGAAGTGGCCCAGTCTTTTGCAGTCGCGTTCGACGACTCGGGCTTCATCGGCGACGGCACGAGTGCCTACCACGGCACGACTGGCGTCTGCACGAAGATCCTGGAGTCGGCGTTCTCGAAGTCGGTCGTGTCGGCTGCGGCCGGCAACCCGACGTTCGACACGCTCGACCTCACCGACTTCACGAACGTCGTGGCCCGCCTCCCGGTGTACGCTCGGCGTGCTGCCGCGTGGTATATCTCTCCGGCCGGCTACGGCTCCTCGATGCTTCGGCTCGCGATGTCGGCTGGCGGCGTCTCGACGCAGAACATCGAAGGTGGCTTCGGGAACACGTTCCTCGGCTACCCCGTCCGTCTCGTTCACTCCATGGAGTCGAACCTCACCGGCACCACCGGAAAGGTTCTGGCCCTCTTCGGTGATCTCGCTCAGGCTGCCACCTTCGGTGAGCGGCGTGGCGTGAGCATCAAGACTGCCAGCGAGCGATACATCGAGTACGATCAGACGCTGACCTTCGCGACCACTCGCGTCGCGATGGTGGTGCATGATCTCGGCTCGACGACCGTCGCCGGCCCGATTGTCGCCCTCCGTGGCACGACCTGAACCAACTGACTCACACCCCATCCCCGGAGCAGACAGAAGATGAACTATCTCCAAGGTAGCAAGAGCGACGTCAAGATCTCCGATCTCGCGTCGAGTGCGACCCACACCCACACGATCGACACGAAGGGTTTCTCGAAGGCCAGCATCGACGTTGCCTTCGAGCCAGTCGCTGCGGCCGGCACGAACAACCCGATCGCTCATGTGCTGACTCTCCAGCACGGCGACACGACCAGTTCGTTCGCTGCCGTGTCCGGCTTCGTGGCGGGTACGGACTACACGCTTCCGACTCCGGCGAACACGAGCGACACGACTGTCGTTCGCCTGAACATCGACCTGGAGGCGAAGAAGCGTTACGTCCGAGTGAACGTGACCCCGCGAACCGACATCGCCGTCGCCACTGCTGCTCGTCTCGGAACCGCCGAGGCGGTTCCGGTTGACGCTTCCGGTGCCGGCGTCAACGTGTTCGTGAACGGTTGACCAGACCAGACACACAAGTATCATGATGCCCAAGGACGGGCGAGCAGGCTCGAACGCCCGCTCGCCCGTCTTTCATTCTGGAGGCATCTAATGCTCGTCAAGATCGGGAACACAGAAGCAGACGTTCGCGTCCACGCCGTCATGTCCACCCCGAGGCTCGGGTTCATGGACAACTTCGCCTGCTGGATGCAGTCCCTGGTTCCGCTAGGGATCGTCCCCACGAAAGTGACAGGGGCTTTCTGGGGCCAGTGTCTTCAGCGTACGATCGAAGAGCACATCGACTCGTGCGAATACATCCTGACGATTGACTACGACACGTTCTTCACGCGTGCCGACGTCGAGTTGCTTTTCGCCCTCGCCATGACGTTTCAGTGCGACGCCCTGACCGGGTTCCAGACGAAGCGCGACGACGGACGGCCGATGATTACGCTGCTCGGGACGCAGGACGCCCCACCGGACAACGGAAAAACTTCGCTGCCAAAAGAGTGGTTCGGCCAGCCCGTTCAGAAGGTTGACGCGATTCACTTCGGCTGCACCATCCTGTCTGCGGCCGCGTTGCGCAGGACGAAGAAACCTTGGTTCCTTGATCAGCCAGACACGAACGGCTCGTGGGGCGACGGCCGCACAGACGCCGACATGTATTTCTGGCGGAACTTCAGAGAGTCCGGAAACAGCGTCTATGTGACACCTCGCGTAACTCTTGGTCATGGTGAATACAAGATCGCGTGGCCCGGAAAGAACTTGTCTTCGTGCGTCTTCCAGAACACGCAGTCATTTCTGAATGATTCAAAGAAGCCGGAGGACTCCTGGGGCGTCCATCAGTGATAAACTTTCGCAGCCTGAAAAGACTGAGCGGCCCGGCAGTTGAGCCGATTACGCTCACAGAAACGAAGCAGCACCTTCGCGTTGACACCGACGCCGACGATTCGTACATCGCTTCGCTCGTCACGGCGGCAAGGGAATACTGCGAGGACTATCTTGATCGCACGCTGATTCATACTCAGTGGCAGATGAAGATGGACAATTTCCCATCAGAGATCGGCATTCCCAGGCCGCCGATGGTGGCTTCTGGAACTGCCACTGCCGTGACTGTCACTTACGTCGAGAACTCGCTCGGAGGCACGGCGACGCTCGCCTCGAACCAGTATCGAGTTGATCGCGACGCGACACCTGGGGCTGTTCGTCCGCTGTACGGCGGCTCGTGGCCCTCGCATCTTAGCGACGAAAATTCCGTGACCGTGACATGGTGGGGAGGATACGGGCCTGGCGTGAACGACGTGCCTCGCGTCATCAGGCACGCGATGCTAATGCTGGTCGCCTCGTGGTACGAGCGACGGCAGGCTGTCGATAGCGTGTCGGCGAACGAAGTGCCGATTGGAGCCAAGGCTCTGCTCGATTTCGCAAGATGGGGGTCATACAGGTGAGCATCAACGGCCGTGTCAATGTCGATATCGTCTTCCACGACATCGCCGGAGACAACTCAATCAAAATCGTCGAACTTGAGTCCACGGACTCCAAGACCGCCGGGAAAGTCGCTCTTGTTTCTGGAACTCATGGCCCTTCGACGCACACGATTCATATCAACAACACCGGGTACTACGACGCATCGGGGAGCCAGGTTTCGCTGTCATCTATCACGCGTATTGGCCTGAAGGCGTCCCGAAAGATGACACTGACAGACAATCAGACCGACGTGTCCATCATGTCTGATGAGAACAGGGTTTCGTTCTCAGACTGCGCCGCGACCGGAAACCTCACTCTCGCTCCGGGTTTCACTTCTGGCACTGCCTCGTACACGGTCTTCTTATACGGCACATGATTCGCCCAGGTGAACTGAAAGAGCGAGTGGTAATTCAGGCTCCGGCAGAAAACCGGAACGCACTCGGCGAGACTACGCTTTCGTGGTCTACCTACGACACGAGGTGGGCCTCAGTCGAGGGTATGTCTGCCAGAGAAGTCCTGATGAACGGAAAGCAGGACATCAACATCACGCATCGTGTGAAGATGCGATACGTCGCAGGGCTGAACCAGAACATGCGGCTCTCGTGGCGTGGAAAAACACTTGAGATAATTAGCCTTCTTGAGCATTTCAGCAGAAGCGAACACGAACTGATTTGCTCGGAGACTGTGTAGCGATGGCCGTAACACGAATCCAGCAAGAAGGGCTCTATCTCGTTTGGGAGCCGCCGATTGAAGAACTTGCCAAGAGACTGAAGTCTTTCGGCCCTACCATCTCGGCGAAGTACCTCGGTGCTGCACTTAGAACGGCGTCCGAGCCAGCCGAGAAGGCACTCAAGGCAAACGTTGCGAAACTCGGCAAAGTAACCGGCAACCTGCGCCGTGCGGTCAAGTCAAAGACCAAGCGGTACACGCGAACCGGCAACGCAGTAGTCCTTGTCGGATTCGAGGCTGTCCCAGGCAAGAAGGTTCCTCCAGGCGGCGACGAGAAGTCTGCGTTTCACGGAGGCTTGATAGAGTTCGGGACCGGCGACCGCAAGACGAAAGGCAGCATCGCTTCTTCGTTTCGTGCGAACAATACGCGAAGAGCAGGTTTCAAGATCGTCCAGCCCCGGTACAAAAAAGGCCGATCGCGTCGAATGGGCATAGATCCTGTTACGAAGCCGAAGTACCCGAGGGCGTTTTTTGCGAGGGCAATCAATGGGGCCGCTGTCGAACTAGGAAAGACCAGGGCGTACGCGCCGATTCGCAGAGCCTGGGAGCAGTCTCGTTCGCAGTGCCAGTCCTTGCTGACAGGCGCGATGTACGACGCCATTGAGAACGCCAGGAAGGACTTGTTTGCGCCATGAGCAGCATCTTCAAATCTCCAGAGCGTGTTCTGTACAGAAGGCTTGTCACGAGCCCGCTGTTCGCTTTGAGGGCAGGCTTTCGCGTATACCCGATGCTCGCGCCGTCTTCAGCCGAGGTCCCATTCGTGGTCTACGAACGAACGGGGATCGAGCGAAACGCCACTCTTGGCGGCCTCGCATCGGCCGGGGTCCCGCTCGTCACTGTTTCACTGACCATTTACGGGGTTTCCTACATTCAGTGCCGAGAACTCGCTGATATCTGTCGCGATTCGCTGGACGGATACGGCCTGGCGAGTTATGGTACAGAAGTCAAGCGAGCGACGCTGGACGTCGAGTCCGACGGGCTTGCTCAACTCGAAGGCGGCGAACTGCCGCCCGTATATCAAGTTACTCAGTCGTACGACGTTCTCTGGCAGGAGATTTAGAAGATGGCCTCCACGCCTCATGATTCTTCGGGTACGTCCTTCACCTTCAACTCGAACAACTACACGATCACGAATCTGGTCTACAACCTGACCGACGTAACCAACACAGACGAGATCGACATCTCGCATCTAGGGCTCACCACCGGAGCGTCCCTTCTGACCCAGAAGCGGCCGCTCAAGCCCGGAGGCAGCGAAACCGGCAAGGAAGTCACGATCGACTACATCGGCTCGAGCGCGATCACCGGCGGCACGTCTGCCAGTTACTCGATCTCCGGAGGTCTTTCACTCTCCGGCACCGCGACCTGCGTTTCGAGCAGCGTGACCCTCGCCATCAACGATGTGATCCGAGGAAACGCCACCTTCCGGCTCTCCTAACCCGTGGCTACATACAGCACGGGAGTCGCCATTTCTTGGGACGGAACAGACTTCGGGGAGGTGTTCGCTCTCTCTTGGAGTTTCGGCGGAGACAGGCAGGATCGCGGTTCTGGTAGCACAGGCGGCTGGACTCAAGAGCCAGGCACGATTACATTCTCCTGCTACAGCGTGACCGGAGTCACGGCCACGAAACTCGGCAAGCGCGCCGCGTTCTCGATCACGGGCGGAGGCATGGGACACGCTGGCGACGCAATCCTTCAGTCTGTCGATGTTGACGCTCAACTAAACGGTTGTGTTCGCTATACTGTCACGCTCAAGTACCTGAACTAACCCGGAGAGCGAACATGGCTCTTACCAAAGACCAGATCCTTGCCGCTGACGACCTCGGGCTTCTTGAGGTTGAAGTTCCAGAGTGGGGCGATTCGGTGTTCATTCGCGTGATGACGGTCGGCGAGCGTGACGCATACGAAAACGACTGGGTCGTGAACAAGTCTCGCGGCGTCGAGGACTTTCGCACGAAGTTCCTCGCTCGCTGCCTGTGCGACTCGAAGGGGAATCGCCTCTTCGCTGACGCAGACATTCCTGCACTGTCGCGCAAGTCCGCGAAAGTGATGTCGCGACTCTGGCAGAAAGCGATGGAGCACAACGCCCTTTCAGACAAGGACGTTGAGGAACTCGCAAAAAACTGAATCTCCGGCCTACGCTGCGGTTCGCGATGCGTCTGGCCGGATACCTCAAGATGAAACTTGAGGACGTTCTCACGACGATGAGTTCGCGTGAGTTCGCGTACTGGCAGGCTTACCACAGATATTATGAGCCTGTCGGTGGCGACTGGGACAAGACCGGTCTGGTCGTTTCTGCATCTCTTGCTCCATACTGCCCTAGAGGTTCTTCGCCGAAGCCGAAGGACTTTATCCCAGTAATGAAGCCTCCGCAGCATCCGATCCAGATGCTCGAAGAAATGCAGAGGCTCAAGGAAGACATCGAGAAAGGCAGAAACTAATGGCTACCGCCATCGGCCTCTCGATGCAGTTGTCGGCCAGCACCTCTGGCCTGACCTCTGGGCTCACGGAAGCAGAGAAACTCATCAACAAACTCGGCCGAGGTGCCGAGTCTGCGGCTAAGTATTTCGACACGTTCCGTGACGCCACTACTGGCGAACTGCCTTCTGCGATGCAGAGCATCGTTGACCAGGCAGGAGCACTTGCGACGTCGTTCCGTTCTGGTGCGACTGATTCTGACGCGTTCGCGGCCGGGATCGCAGAACTCTCTGCTCAGGCGTCCTCGGCGACGAAGGCTTTCCAGGAGGGGGCCGCCGTCACGGCGAAATACACAACCGACGAAGAGAAACGGGCGGCGACCACCGAACGGCTTGCTCAACTCCTTGATCAGGGGGCAATCAGCCAGCAGACCTACGACCGGGCCATCGCCGAGACGAGCGGATCGAACGCTGCTGCGGCTGCTGCGGAACGAGAGCGTGCCGACGCACTCCAGCGAGCAGCACAGATCACCGAACAGAACCTTACCGCACAAGAGCGATACGACAGGACGATCCAGGGGCTTCAGGAGCATCTCGACGCCGGAAGGATCTCGCAGGAGACGTTCGACAGGGCGGCAGGGAAAGCGAAGGGAACGCTAGACGCTGCCTCTGCATCAACCAAGAAGGCTGGCGACGCAGCCGCCGACGCGGGACTCAAGTTCAACGAACTGTCTGGGTTCTTCTCGCTGCTCCCAGGACCGATCGGCAACGTCGCCGGCCGCATTTCTGGGTTCGCATCGTCTATTGGCGGCGTTGAGAAACTTGTGAGCAATCCGGCTGCGGCGATCGAAGGGCTCGCGAGCACGTTCACGCTTCTAACAAGTCCCGTCGGGCTCGCGGTCGCCGGTATTGCCGCGTTCGGTGCGGCGTCTGCCGCCGTTACGAAGGGACTCTTGGATCTATCAGACCGCGTCGAGCGTCTCGGTCAGCAGGCCGACAAGATCGGTGCGAGTTTTGAGTTCATTCAGGTCATCGAAGAAGCGGCTCAGCGTGCCGGAAGTTCTGTCGAGACTGTCGGTGCGTCGTTCCGCAAGTTCCTTCCGCTACTCGACGATGCCAAGAACGGAAGCGAAAAGGCTGTCTCGGCGTTTGAAAAAATCGGAATCTCCGCCCAAGAACTTGAGTCACTGACCCCGGAAGAGGCTTACCAGCGAGTCGCTGCTGCACTCGTCGAGATCGAAGATCCGGCTGCCAGAGCAGCCGCCGCAACGGACTTGCTCGGCAAGTCGGCACTCGAACTGATCCCGACGTTCAAGGGAATCGCAGAATCAAGGAAAGATCTTGAGCGATACTTCGCAGTCCTGTCGGACGTAGACAAGGTTCGCCTGGAGGGCTTCGATAGCAGCGTCGAGAAACTCGGCACAGCAACGAAAGGACTTGGGCAGTCCTTGCTACTGCCATTTGTGGGCCTCGGCGACGGCATCGCGAAGGGCTCTGCTGAGTTCATCGGCGGCATCACGGCCATCGTCAAGCCGATCGGGCAGATTCTTGAGCCTGTGTTCACACAAATTGGCAGAATCATCGAACTTCTGCTGAGCGGACTTGGCTCAATCGGAAGAGTCATCGGCGCAGTTCTGGCTCCGTTCGGCGAGGTGTTCTCTGCTATAAGCGAAGCCATCGCGCCGGCCTATGACGCGATTGTCGGCTTTCAGCAGGCAGTGCAGTCTGCTGCCGAGCAAGCGGTGTCGTTCATCGCTGAGTGGTCTGTTATCGGCGTAGTCGCAGAGAACATCGACGCCATCACGGCCTCAGTCAAGCCGTTCGTTGACTCGTTCGTTAGCGGCCTGAATTCTGTCATCGAGACTATCCAGCGTGTCGGCACCATCATCGCGACGGTCTTCGGAAAGGTAGCAGAGTTCTTCGCCAAAGCGATCGGCGACGTCGGTTCTGTCGCGTCGGCGTTCCTTGAGTTCGCCGGAGTCGGCACTGCAATCACCGCGACGCTCGACGCAATCGGGTCGGCTTTCGGCTCGCTCTGGGACAACATCAAAGCGATCGTCGGCCAGATCGGAGGCTTCATTGATCGCGTCCTGACGTTCGCTGAAGACTGGCTCGGAATCAAGAGAACCGTCGAGGAGCCGGTCGAGGCGAGCGTCGAGATCGGAATCACTGAGCCCGCTGCCGCAGCGACCCAGTTCTACGCTGAGATCACGAAGGCTGTAGACAAGACAAAGGAACTCGGCTCCGAGGGGTTCGATGCCGCACTGAAGTATCAGGCGGCACTCGAGGAGATCTCGCAACTCGCACTCGAAGGAACTTACAGCGAAGAGGAACTGAAGCGGGCGGCCGAACAGGCGACGGCGGCTTTTGAGTCCAGTATCGCTCCGCTTGAGGCGGCGAAGAAAGCCCGCGAGGACGCGGCGAAAGCGGCAGAGCAGGCTGCGCAGCAGCAGATTGACGCCGACCGGAAAGTCGCCGACTCGCTGCTAGAAACCCTCCGCATCGAGCAGGAGTTCGGCGGAGACTCTGGCCGCGCGAAGGCGGCGGAGGATCTTCTTGCCATTGAACGCGAGATCGCTCGCGTCCAGGAAGCCGCAGCGTCGGCTACCACAGAGGCCGAAAAACGTGCGGCGAACTCAAGGCTCGCTGCGCTGGATCAAGTTCAAGCCGGGCTCGCTGAGACTGCCGAGTTTGGGTTCAATCAGTCCGACGTTGACGCTGCAATCTCTAAGGTTCGCAAGAGCCTTGAGGACTCAGTCTCTGACGCTGACATCGAACTCGCACCGGACGCCGCGCAGAACTTCTTCGACACCATCAAAGACCTTGAGCGTCAACTCGAACTCAAGATCATCGACCCGAAGCAGTTCGAGGAAGCGACGAAGGCCGCACAAAAGACGTTTGACGCCGCGAAGAAGCAGGCCGAGCAGGTTCGCGACCTTCAGGTCAAGTACGCCGAAGAGGCTGCAAAGATTGAGCAGGACAGGCTCGACAAACTGAACACTCGCTCACAGGAGGCACTCCAGGGTTCGGACATTAGGACGAGCGAGGGTGCATCTCAGTTCATCAGGCTCGCAACTGGGCGTGAAGATCCAGCGATCGCTGAGTACCGCAAGCAACTGAAGGAACTACAGGACATCAGGCGAGAGATCGCGAAAGCGAACGCGGCACCCGTAGACATTCTGGGAGCGTGAGAGATGGCGGTCATTGATTCGCGCGAGGTTATACCCCGCACATTTAGCCACAAGTTCGGAGAGGCACCTACGGCCGAGCGTAAGTACATCGTCACAACTGACGGTGCTACGCCTACACAGGAAGTTCTCAACCACGTTGGAATCTTTCACGGAGCGAACCATCCTGAGTACGCGTATCTCAGGTGCCTGAACGGCTCGTTCAATGAAATTGACCTGTATCACGTCGAAGCGACGTATTCGTATGAACTCCCATCCGCCGGTTCTAATGACCTAGACCCGAACCCGCTGGCAAGGCCAGACATCTGGTCATTCTCTACTGGCGGTGCTCAAGTTCCTGCATTGGCTTACTTCGAAGGGCAAGGAAACGCAAACGGTCGTCCGCTCGTGAACTCGGCATTTGATTTCTTCGAGGGGCTTACGACGCTTGAGGCGGAAGTCAGGGCGACGATTTCGTGGAATCGTGCTGCGTTTCCGGCGTCACTCGCTGCGTCAGTAACGAACGCGATCAACGCGTCTCCGTACTTGTGGGGTGGGATTCATGCGTGGCAGTGCGCTGGCATCTCTGCACAAAAGCAGTACGAGATCGTGAACGACATCGAGATCGGGTATTGGAGCGGCACCACAGAACTTGTGTACCGCGATTCGGGATGGAATCTTTACCTTCCGGACATCGGATTCAACTGCATCCAAGGTGGAGAAAAGCGGCCTTGCCGTGTGAAGGGTCTTGAAGATGGCGACGAGGACGTCGCTGCATCGACTCCACAGGCACTGAACTCAAACGGAACGCAGAAGTATCCTCCAGGCACGGCGGGCGGGCCGCCTGCTATCCTGACTCGACGAATCTATCGAGAGATCAACTTTCAGCAGTATTTTGGAACTCCTCCGTCATAGAAAGGCAAATATGCCAGACGTCAACTACACGATCACTGGGCAAGTATCGAAGGGCTCTCTGTCGCAGTCGTTCGCCGCAAATGGCATCACAGCGAACATGGCTACGGCAGGAGTCATGGCACTGACGATGAACCTTGGGACGAACGTGTTCTCAGTCTCGACGACGAACATGGGATCACTCGGCCTGGCGTTTGTTCGCTCGCTCGCTACTGCTTCTACGCACACAGTTTCCCTCGGTAGGTATGTCGGCGGAACACTGCACGAGACTGTCCGGCTCAAGGCAGGCGAAGCGGCAGTGCTTCGGCTCGCCCCAGGTGACTACGCTGCAAAAGCAGCAGTAGAGAACACTCGCGCCGTGCTGACGATCTACGAGGACTGAACTAACGATGGCAGGTTCAAAGAAGCCAGACGGAGGCGCAGCACGCGATGAGCGTGTAGCGTTTACGAAGCCTGCGGCAGAGCGAATCGCTCG